CATAGATGCGAATGTAGTTGACTGAGCTTGACGAAGAGCTACGTCTTGTTGAGCTGTATCATCTTGATAGCCCACAAACTTAAATCTATAAGTCTCGGATAGTTCTTTATCATAAGCTGGAATAATATCATTGTTGATCAGGTCTTCGATCAGCATCATTAGTGGCAACAAGCCGCGCTCTCTAGAGTATGTGATCTTGAATTGACCAGATTCTTTAGCGTTAGACGCAGCTCTTCCGTTAGCTGAAGTTAGGAAGTCTAATCCTAGTTCAATTGGATCAATCTGGAATTGCGTACAGATCGCTCTCATGATGTGTGAGTTGTAGTTTAGATACTCCATCTCTTTAGCAGATCCAGACATTGGTACCCATTGAACATCATCTAGGCCAGAGACAATAGGTGTTCGCCAGGCATTCTGAGTACCTGAAATTGTGTTGTAAAACTGACGCCTAAAGGATGCTAATGCGTTTTGAGTAACCGTACCTTTTAGATGTAAGATGCCTCTAGCAGCATAACCGTGACTGAAGAAATTAGAGTTATATGTCTCTATGTTCATATGGTTAGAGATCATGATGATAGCTTGTTCGACTACCGAGATACAATACCCATTTGAGTCAGCGAAGTTTTGCGGATTGGCTAGCTTGAAGACCATATCTTCTTCACCAAAGATAGCTAGCGGTTGACCATCACCTGACATCTGTACGTATTTAAAATACTCTACATCTGTCTCAGCAATAGTTCCGTCTCCCCTAGGGTCGTTATTAGATCTCTTTACGTTGTAGGTTTGCCTAGCTGTAGAGATCGACGCGGCAATGCTTTCTTTAGAGGCTTGCGGGTTGATTAGGTAAGTCGTCTCCGCTGGAACAGGCCTGAAGCGGTGTAATCTACCGCTGCGAGTTTTGATTTTTTCTGTAGCTATGTAGCCAAACGTAAGAGCATCTCTTACTGTTAGCTTTAGGTATTCAGAGAACCCCATGATATCGCCACTAGGGATATTATCGGTCTCGCCGCAGTTGTAGATGTACTTTTCTAAGTCACATACAACCTTAAGATCTTCTTGGACAATAGGTTTTTTATCACGGCGGACGAAGCGGTAGCCCATGTCAAAGCGGTCGTGGGTAGGTCTAGCGAATCGCAGGAAAGTGTCAGTGCGGTTATTGATAATAGCTGAGACCAGCCAGTCGCGCACAGATACTTCTTTTAGAGTCCTATTGGCTATCCTAGATAGACGACCGCGCTGTAGAAAATAAGAAGAACCTATATTTTCAAAGTAAGGATCTGTTATTAACGCCTTACGGCCAACGTCTTCATCCTTAGAGCCTTTTTCCAACGGCTCTTCGACGCCAGTTACGATAGCTTGTTGAATATCTGATTTCAAAGAATCAGTTACAGTCTTTTTAAGGTCATCAAACCAGTTGGCCATGGGCTTCTCCAATGTTATGCCTGTATCTTATACTAATTAGAAGCTCCAACTGAAGCCACCACTAGATTCATCTTCGTCTTCAGCTGTATCAAGCTCAGATAGCCTACCAACCTTACCTAGTTTGCTTTCAGAAGTTGGCAGGTGGGCAGATACACCATTAACTCTCATCCACTCTTCTGGGGTGGGTGGCTTGAAATACTCACCCTTGGCGTTTACTATATTAGTTGTATCCATTGACTCCATGGACTCTGACGACAACACAGCCTGATTGCCGCCAAATATACCCTCTATGACGTAACGCAGAGCATCTAGCCAGTGGTCGTTACCCTTATCGAAGTCATCGCCAATTTGTCCGTCCGCTGATGTTTTGTAGTGGAAAGTTTGAAATTCTTTAATTAGCGGCTGGCAGGTCTCATCCGCTAGGAATAGCTTAGGAGACGCTGTACCTGGAGACCTAAGCCATTTTTTAATTATCTGTATACCAGTTTCTATTTTAGACTTTCCAGCCTTATCTGAAGCAGTTAGTCCAGCTAGGTTCATTTCTTTGATGTCACCTGGGTTTGCTGAGTCAGGAAAGTACAGAGAGATCTTATATTTAGAGTGCCACTTAGTCTTAACGTGGTGTATCCAGGCTGGGTTAGACGCATATGTTTGACCATCGCAGCGGACAACATAGATATTCTCTTTTCTATCGACAAAAAATACAACTAATGTAGACGGATTTGACCAACCCCAGTCGATACCAGCATATGCCTGTAAGCCCATTGAAAGGCACTTCTTGACGAATATGTCATGATCGCAGACACCTGGGAAGTCTGTGGATGTTAGTTTAGTCCACATCTGATTCCAGTTTAGTATGTGATTCCTTTCATCAAACTCTTTAAAGACTATTCCTTCAACTGACGGCTTTAGATTCATAAGCTGAGATAGACACCAGTCTGGGCCTTCAGCTAGTACTTTAGCTGCGACCTCATCAATAGTCTTAAGCATTGGAGACTTTGACATCTGCTTACGCGCGTCTCCAAGGCAAACTGGCGCAAGAGGACAGCGATAACAACCACTTAGCATATCGTACTCAAGATACTCCTTCTTCTGAGAGTCCGGCAACTTAGCATGATCTTCTGGTAGCTTGATGTCAAATTTCATTTGATCGATGAAATAGTTTTGCTTCATAGTTCCAGAGCGCGAATCTGGACACCGTCTGGTAAACTCAAATACAGTCCAGCGCCTAAGGATCTTTCCGCTTTTCTCAGCATTCTCCATTAGCTGATTCATAAGGCCGTGTCTAGATTTTCTAGTAGAGATATCAACTCTTATGGCTTTTTTGCCATCTCTGGAGTCTAGCATACCTGAGATATCTTTGTAAGCTCTCATGTTTTCGCCAGTTTGTAGCGTGTCAATTTCATCAACCGTTACGAAGCTAACGTGAGGACCATTTACAGACTTTAGCGTACATGGAAGTATTTCAATTGTGTTATCTCTTCCACCTGTGTTGATTACAGATTTGTGCATAGTGTCTTTTTTTAGCATACGGAATTGTTCTGGAACATTAGCTGGAGATACTATAGGTCTTATTTTATCGCTAAGCAAGAAGCCTTGGACATACTGATAGCAGCGCTCTGCCTGACTTAAGATTGCCCCTACGTGAACTACATCTCTTTTACCGTGTATGACGGCTAGTAGCTGAGCTATTGAAACTACTAGTGTATTGTGGTTTACATACCCATTAGCCCAATACGAGTGATCATTAGCAACTTCAAGGTCGTATAGATGAGCAGTAGTTCTATCTACAGATACAACTTTTTCAAAAACACCATCTTTTATAAACTTAAGCTTATAAGCCCATTCTTTCTCTTTTAGTGTATTAGCTAGATCTATAAAAGAATCTATTTTGTAACCACATGTATGGCCTTCAGGCTTGCTAGACCACAAATCTTTGTGATATTTAACATTAGATCTGGATTTAACACCATCCACTGTCCAATATCCACCACCTATGGAGTATTTATTTTTTATATATAAGCCAAATGCCGCAACTACTGAATTAGGATACCTAAACTGCTCATTCATTTTAGCAGCATAAGTCAAGAAATCATTTTTTTTACTAAAACGAGGCATACAGGCTTGATTTAGCGGGGTTTTCCACTCACACATCTGGTATTCAGCTAGCTGTCCGCCTAAAAGCTTAGAGGCTCTTGGTTTCCTGCGTCTAGGATTTATAGTTGAATGTGTTCCTAGCACAAATAAGATTTTATGTATTTGGTCTATTAGTGTTTTATTTGACAATGTGATACCGTCTTTTGAGCCATCAGTATCCATTAATCCGGATATAAAACCTGCTAGGAATTCATTAGAATGTTCAAGCGTAATCAATTCTTTGTGGTAAGAGAGATCACCCTTTACAAAAGTTTTAAACCAATTTATAAGATCAGAGTTGGTTGAACTTAAGTTCACGCTTCTAGCTGAATTGCGCTTAACTTCATGCTTAAGCCCAAAACGCTTGAATGCCAGATCTGCGTATTCGCGAAGCATTTTAAAGTCGCCACCGCATACTGTTATATTGACTGAGTGTCTAGAAACAGCACCATCCCCTGTTATCACCCCGACCATCCAGCCTTCTTTGTAGTCTTGGCTAGAAATATCGATACAAACCTTAGGGATTGACCTATATACTATCTGATCTGGTTTTAAGTCAGGTACGTAAACCCAATCAATATTACCCCCACCTATATCTGCTTGAACCCTGTGGTTAGCGGAGCCGGTTACTGTATTCGTAGAAGTTCTAGTTGAGTGTCTGGTAGTTAATCGGAATGACTCCTTGACGCCTTCATCTATGGTGCCTAACACTTTTTGCCAAGACCATCCTGAAAATACAGTATCTCCAGTTATAATATTCTCTATCTTCTTGGGCCCAGTTGGAGTTAACAGAAGTGAACCCTCTTCGACACATTTTCCACTACCACGCCCGGCTGCGTAAATAATGTTATTACTACCAATATCTTTATTTAACACTGATATCTGATACAACTCCCATAGCGCATCAAATGGGTTTATATCTGTATACCTAGATACATTCTGATCAGGTAGGTGTAAACCAAAGAAGAACTTAACAAAGTTCATTAGCTCCGCTCGGTTCTTACACGGCCATATCATAGTGATGCTTGCATAGTGTCTTACACCATGCCTTCTTCTTACACTCCCCACTGCCATAGGTACAGACTTTCTCACCAGGTTTAGCTAGTTGAGGAGCACTATGAGGCTTATGTATTTGCTTGACTACTTTAGGTTTCTTCTTCTTAGTCATTCTTCACCTGAGTCTGAGAGTACAGCTAATAGTGCTGCTTCTTTAGATGTATGAGATCCATCTAGCTTTTTTGTTTTATTAGGCTGATTGGAATTGTTTATAGCTTGATCCCTGGGTGCTGTCATCTTAGTTACATAATCAGTTAGTTTAGTTAAAGAATCTATCGCGTCCTTATATTCCTTGATAGATCTTATTCTGTTAGCTGGCGGAGGGTTAGAAGCCGGGTCTTTTAGGTATGCGGCCATCGCTTCTCTAGACTCAGTTGACGCAACAGATAGAAGGTCGGTCATGTAATCAACCTGTTCAACTGTAGATCTAATGAGCTTAGCTCGGACGCGGTCATATATAGAGGATGCTATCTCTTGACGCTTGTGGTACCAGCGAGCAGTAGCAGAAGTGTAGATGAGTTTATTTTTATTAACGCTAGG